AGACTTTGACTTTGACGAAGTCGCCAATGTCCGGAATATCGATGTCCTGGGGAACTATGGCGACCCGCTGGGAGCCCATTCCGGCTACGTCGAGATCGATAACCACATGTTCCGTGTCATGACGATCACGATTCCGGTTCTGATCAATGACATGTTCGCACAGTTCACTCCTCTTCCGGTGGGCGGTATGTCTCAGCCAACAGGATTCAACGACGCCGCAGTTGCGTTCGTGTTTGACAAGATCGTCAGCTACGCTATGGCGTCCGGACGGTTCGATTCCGTGAACCAGCACGAGCCAAAGAACGCTCCGGGCAATGGAGTGTCCTGCTCTATATGGATCCAGTCAATCAATCCGACACGGACATCGGGCCTAGCGGTAACGAGCGGCGTCCTAACAATGCATGCGCGTGTCTATACCAGCTTTGTGCAGCAGCCATTTGACGCTATTGATCCGAATGTTATTTCAGCGATGACCGATCTTATGGCTGCACTGAGCGCTGACTTTGACTTCGATGGTGGAGCCGGTACGCGCAATGTCGATCTTCTCGGAGCTACTGGACAGCCGCTGTCTGCTCTGGCCGGCTACATCGAGATCGACAGAAGAATGTTCCGAGTTATGACAGCGACAATTCCAATCGTTATCAACGACATGTTCGTCCAGGCAACCTAAAGGGGTAAAAATGCCCAAATCTAGCGGCCTCGGTGACAACTTCTACTTCGGTGGGGTTGACCTGAGCGGCAACGTCGGATCAATCGACGCCATCAGTGGCGGCCCAGCGCTACAAGATGTAACAACGATCAGGCAGTCAGCCGTTAGTCGACTTGGGCTGCTCCGCGACGGAAGCATCAGTTTCACCAGCTTCTTCGAATTCGGAGGCACGACGGCCGCACCGGGCGTTCCGACGTCTGGGACGCCGGTAGTCAGCACATTCACATGGGATGTGTTCGTGGTCATCACCGGTGGCACGATGAGCAACGTCGTGATCAACGGATCCTCGGTCGGCACTGGAGCCGGTACGTATATCCTGCCGGCGCTCGGAACGATCACGCTCACCTACACCGTCGCCCCGACCTGGGCCTGGTCTGCCATCCCACGAGAGCACAATGTGCTCAAGTCCCCGATCCCCGGCACCGACGACGTTCTGACGTACTTTCGAGGCACGACGATCGGCAACCCGGCCGCGTCCCTTGTCGCTAAGCAGGTCAACTACGATCCGACGCGCGACAACAGCGGTGGCCTCACCATCAAGTGCGATTCCCAGGCCAATGCATTCGGCCTGGAATGGGGCAAGATGATAACGGCTGGGATGCGCACCGATACGGCTCCGACCACAGGCGCATTCTTTGACCAGGGAGCTGGCAGCGCTTTCGGCTGTCAGGCGTATCTCCAGCTCCAGGCCCTGACCGGAACGAACGTGCAGGTCAAGATTCAGCACGCGACAACCTCCGGCGGAGCCTACACCGACATCATCGACTTCGGAAGCCAGACGGTCGCTCCGAACGGATTCCGCGTCGCCACGGCCAACAACGTCGCAGTCAACGAGTTTCTGAAGGTGGTCACTCTGGGCACATTCACTTACGCGCTATTCGCCGTTATGTTTGTCCAGAACAGCTTCGCGGTGGTGTTCTGATGCCTCTCAACCGAATTACGCCGCAGATGGATCCACGATACTACAACACGTACTCGATGCGGTCGCCGCTGAAGACGCACTGGCGCTCGGCTAACTGCGAGGAGTACGAATGCGATGAGTTTCTGAATGGCTTCGTCGTTACAGTTGATCTAACGACGGAGCTAGGACAGCGTCAGGCTTACTATCTCCGGAACGATCGCTCGCGCCGCTGCCACGAGCAGCGCGTAAGTATGGAACTAATCAAGTTCGTCTACGGGCCGGGCAACCGCTGCTTCCGATCCGACGAGCACCGCGTCCCCATCGGCAAGCCTGCAAAGCTGCTCGTGGTCGGCGGCGATTGGCGCGGCAACCCTAATCAGTATCACAGGCTTCACACCCGGCTGGAGTACTGGGTGGAAGATTTCGCACTCAATCAGCAGAGACTAGCAGAAATCCAGAGGAGAGGCTGACATGGCCAAGACTAGCGGACTCGGTTCGCTCGTGACGGTGGCGGACGCTGGGTCCGTCGTGCGCACGATCAGCAACGACATCACCAACTACTCATTCTCAACGCCGCGCGCTACCCAGGAGGTCACTGGCGTCGACAAGAACGCGGTAGAGCGGATACTCCTACTCTCGGACTTCAGCGTTACGCTGAACGGCGTCTTCAACTCGGCAGCGAACAACAGCCACGACGTGTTCAAGACGGTTCCCAGCTCGTCGGTGGTCCGCGCGACAGTGCTCCAGGTCACCAGCGCAGGCTCGCCGAACCTCCCTGCCAACGCGCTCTACACAGACTACCAGATCACCCGCAACAACACGGGTGAGCTAACCTGGCAGGCTCCGGGCTCACTGGCCGACGGAACGGTCCCCACCTGGGCATGAGTTACCTACCGGGTTGTCGAATTGCTCAGCCGAGCTGGGTTGCCCCGCCATGCCCGGATAAGCCAAATCGGAGCCCACAATCCGCACGTAAATACAGTCAGCAGCAGATGCAAGATGTGCTGGTTCGGCGTCAGCGGGACTCGGAATTCCCTCTGGCCAGTTTCCATTTCGGAGAGGCGTCTATCTACTGCTGCTCTGTATCTAGCGATAATTTTCATGGCGCAATAATACCTCGGAGCAGCTATGGCCATTGATATCAGCGAGCACGGTCCGCTGTTCGACGGGCAGGCCGAGGAAGCGCTGCGCCGGTACTGCGAGGATCTGCGGGAAGACATAGCGCAGGAGGCTGTCGACCTGATTCACGTCTGGCTACACCTTCACCTGAAGCATCCAACCGGACGATACGAGAATTCAATTCATATAGACAGAGCGCGAACCGACTTCGTCGTAACGGATTGGCCCATTGTGTATGGGCCGTGGCTAGAAGGCGTCGGTTCGCGCAACTTCCCGGTGACTCGGTTCCGGGGTTACCACGCATTCCGCGTAGCCGCGCAAGAACTGAAGCATGTCTACGTTCCTAGCAGGTCCGAGACCTTGCTTCACAATGGAGGGTATCTAGAGGAGATGAACAGATAATGGGATTCGTGCCGCAGTCCACGATATACCAGCTCAGGTTCGCAGATCCGCAATACGACGGACTAATCGTCAGGGCCGAGTCCTGCTCGGTCGATGAGTTCCTGGCCATGCAGAAGCTCGCCGCGAGTGGGGACCAGGATTCCGTCGAGGATCTTCTGCGAAAGTTCTCGAACGTGCTTGTGGAATGGAACATCGAGAAATCCGATGGCTCACCGGTGCCAGCGACCTTCGACGGCCTCAAGTCACAGAAGCTCGATCTCATCAACCTTATAGTCGCCGCGTGGATGGATGCTATCGCAGCGGTCGATAACCCTTTGCTCAACGGCTCGAGAGATGGCGCGAGCAACCTGGAGCTATCTCTTGGTCTGGCGAGCGCATCACAGAGCCTCCCGAACTCATAGAAGCCAACGCAATACTCGGTCTGTGCGACAGATTCCATAAACTGCCATCGGAGGTGGGACGTGAAGACGCTAGCATCTTTCGTCTCATCCGGATACAGTCTCTTGGCAATCCAGAACCAGAAGATCCAGGAGACATAGATGCCGAATCTGGTTGAGGTCACGGTCCGCGTCAGCCCTGACATGAAGGGCATGGCCGGCGCACGGGAGCGCGCGAAGCTAGAAGGCGAGCGTGCCGGTGCAGCCTGGTCCGAAGGCTTCAGGCGCAAGGCCGATGAGAGCATTGGCCGCTCGCTCCTTGGGCGCGCTCTGGTTGGTGGCCGGGGAGGAGGCGGTGGCGTAGGGGGAGGAGGCGGCAACGGGATCCAGAATACCCTCTTCGGACGGCTCGGTGCTGCGGGTGGAGCCATTCCGACCGGTGGTGGCTGGGCCTCGGCTCCCGGCCTGGCTGCCATCGGAGCCGGCGGTGCGCTGCTGGCTAGCCTGACTCCGGCGCTGGTCGGGCTTGGCATCGGTGGCGGAGTC